ACAGCCGCGACCAATATGCCTCTGCTGACAAACTGGCCGGCTAGCGTCCGATCTGCTTCGGCTGCGGGCGTCCCGCCAGCTGACCTCCCCGGTGACTCGTCGGTGTCACATTGGACGGTACTATTGCCCGCTCACCCTGAGGTCATTGTTCAGTTTTCCGATCTGATGACCGATGACCTCGGACGGAACGCGGTCGTGTCGTCAGCTGAATTGACGGATCTCGGTTGGCGGCTCTCTGTGAGGCAGGCCGCTACCTAATGGCAGACGCATCCGATGTGGAGACCGCACTGGTCGCGCTTTCTTCATCCGCTCTTTATCCAAACGGCATCAATCAGCAAAGCATTCCGGGACCCGACTGTCGCATTTATCGAGGGTGGCCGAACTCGGCTGCGCTCGACGCCGACCTTGCTGCGGGGCGAATCAATATCACAATCTTTCCAATACTCGGTCACGCGCGCACCACAACGCGGTTCACTCAAATCCAATCCGGAAGTTCGGTTTCACCGACTCTCACCGCGTCTGTATCGGGTTCGGCTGTGACGTTTGGAGGCATCGCAGCTCCCGGCCAGGTCGCCGGACTTCTCGTTGGAGGTCCAAGTGGCCAAAGGCACGCGTACCGTACTCGAGTCGGCGATAACCCGGCTCTAGTTGCAGCCAATTTAGCAGCTCTCGCCCGAGCAACAACGATCGTTCAATTGTCGGGAACGACACTAACGATTCCGGGATCCGGTACCTTAATCGCCCGAGTGGTCACCGATGGTTCCGTCCAACAGGAAATCAGACGACAGGAACAGGATTTTCGCGTTACGTGCTGGTGCCCGACCCCGACCTCCAGGGATGCGGCGGCGATCGCCATAGATCTTGCCCTCGCACAGCTAACATTCATCACATTAGCTGACGGTTCGATGGGTAGATTAACCTATTCCGGGACAACAGTATTTGATAGGTCCGAGGATGCGTTACTCTATCGCCGTGATTTATTGTATTGCGTGGAGTATCCGACCGTAATCAACGCATCGCTGCCGGCGATGTTGTTCGGTGGATTGTTGCTAAATACGACGGGTGTCACAGCCTAAGTCTCGGAGAATTTGTGAGCATCCATTTAATTGTGATACGGTCGTTCGGTGACCTCACCCGAGGTGAAGCGGTCACCAATCCCGCACGCATAGCGAAAGTTTTTGGCGGCGAATAGGCACATTCAGTAGTGCGCATTTTGGCCGCGATGTCGAAAGGAAATTGACGTCTATGCCAGTATTTCAACAAGGCACGCTTAACACGACTGCTCTGGTAGTGCCCGATCTTTATGTGCAAATCGTCCCACCACAAAACCTGGTGTTGAATGGTGTTCCGACAAATATTCTCGGTGTGATTGGGACGGCCTCGTGGGGTCCGGTCGGCCAGCCCGTAATTGTAGCTACAATGGCTGATTACGCGGGTAGCTTCGGTTCTGTCATTGCTCGCCAATATGACATGGGGACGCAAGTTGCGACTGCCATACAGCAGGGAGCGCAGAACTTTCGGTGCGTTCGGGTCACCGACGGCACTGATACGGCTGCCCAGGTGGCGGTTCCCAATACAACATTCATGTTCACTGCGTTGTACACCGGTTCGCTAGGAAACCAAGTCCTATTGACGTTGATTCCCGGTTCGCAGGCTAGCACCTGGACCCTGACGGTAGTGCTCCCCGGACTCCAGCCCGAAAGATATAGCAACGTTGGAGGAAGCGGCGCGACATTTTGGGCCGCATTGGCCGCTGCAGTGAACCAGGGACAAGGCCCGCAGCGCGGCCCCTCCCAACTTGTGATCGCCAGCAGTGGTGGCGCTACCGCCACCCCTTCGGGCTTTGCCGTCTCACTCGGAGCCGAAGCCGCGGGATCCGATGGGGCAACAGGAGTTGCCTCGAGCCATCTTGTAGGGTCGGATGTGCTGCCCAGGGCCGGCATGTACGCGCTGCGCGGTCAGGGTTGCGGCATCGCACTTCTTGCCGATGCGGACGATCCAACGCAGTGGACGACACAGGCCGCGTTCGGCCTGCAAGAGGGTATTTACATGATCCTGACGGGACCGCCCGGCGATACAATACAGACCGCGGTCAACGTCAAATCGCAAGCCGGCCTCGATAGCTATGCGGCCAAGCTCATGTTCGGCGACTGGCTATGGTGGTCAGACCAAGTCAATAATGTGGTTCGTTTGATCTCGCCACAAGGCTTCGCGGCGGGCCGTCTGGCGAACCTTTCTCCGGAGCAATCCAGCCTCAACAAGCCGATCTATAGCGTCGTCGGCAGTCAGAAATCGGGGACCCCTGGCTCAGGGCAGGCAACTGTCTATTCGTCAGCCGATCTTTCGATTTTAATTGAGGCCGGCATCGATGTCATCTGCAATCCCCAGCCTGGCGGTACCTATTGGGGCGTGCGCGCTGGTCATAATTCGTCCTCAAATATTTCCGTCAACGGGGACAATTATACTCGTCTTACCAACTACATCGCGGCTACCTTGGCCGCGGGAATGGGACAGTTCGTGGGACAGCTGGTTAACACTGCTTTATTCCGCCAAATCCGTGCAACACAACTTGCTTTTCTCCAGAATATGTTCAATCAAGGCATTCTTGGTAGCACGGACGGGAGTCTTCCCTTCAGTGTGATTTGCGACACCTCGAACAATCCGGTTAGTCAAACTAGCCTTGGCTATGTGCAATCCGATGCCCAAGTCCAGTACCAGTCTATTAACGAAATGTTTATCGTCAATATCGAGGGCGGTCAGACTGTGGCAGTATCCGTCCAGACGCTTCCCAGCGGGCAACCGGCTTAAGGAGAACTCAACGTGGCGCTTACTAATTTTTCCGTTGGCGTTGATACACAGCTGGTCGTTCTGGGGCCCACCGGGCGAGTGGATCTCACCTATGTCACCGGATTTGAAGCACGTCAGCTGACGCACTCGGTACGAGTGGACCGACTCGACGGTACTCAGATGGGCGCCGAGCTCCCGAAGGGATGGGAAGGCACCTTTGAGATCGAAAGAGGTGACTCTAGCGTCGATGACTTTATAGCTGCTGCTGAGCAGCAATACTATAATGGTAGCACCGTACCGGCTGGATCGATGTATCAGTATGTCTCCGAGACGGACGGATCTACCTCGACTTATCTATATGACGGAGTGACGTTCAAGCTAGCCAGTGCCGGCCTGTGGAAAGGCGACAGTGGAGTCAAACAGAAATTAGAGTTCTTTGCTGCTCGGCGGATGCGGATCTAATGAGCCCCTCAGCCACGATCATCTCGAGCGCCTCCGCCGCCCCGACTGTGACCGATAGACTAGGTCGCCGATTGACGCTGCGCCGCATGACCTCTCTCGACAAACTCCGGTTGTTTAAGGCCGCAGGCTCTACCCTTGCGCATAATCAGCCGTGGCTTGGCATGGCGATGCTCGCCTGCTCGGTGGCCGAAGTCGACAACGTACCCGTACCAACGCCGACTAATGAGCAGCAGATCGAATCGATGGTAGCGCGATTGGGCGACTTAGGGATTGCCGCAGTCGCCGAAGCCCTTAGTAGGGAACCCGAGGTCACCCAGTCGGACGCAATGGCCGCCGCGGGAAACTGAGCAGGCACCCTGATCTGATTGACTGCCTGTTCCTGGTCAGGAACGGGGTGCCATTCGACGTAGCTTTCAGTCTCCCGGCTGACGAGCGGCTCGCGTGGGTCGTGGTAATCGGCACGATGGACGGTCGTGAATTCGATTGGCACACCCAACGCTGGAAGGAATGACGGTGATTTCGATTGATGGTCTACAGGCGGTTGTCAAGCAGTTGTCGCATTTTGATGTTGAACGCATGCGAACGGAGATGTTACGGCAGGGAGCGCACGATATCGAAGCGACCCTCAGGGTGCTAGTGGCGTCCCCCGCTGAGCCGGGCGACACGCGTCGGCCTCGTGGCGCGGTCGCGACTTCGAGGGCTATATCGCATCGCATTAATGGGCACTTCGCAGCACTCGGCGCGGTCAGTTCAGTTGCATTAATGACGGAGCTCGGGATTACCGCGAAACCCCCCGAACCCTTTCCGCGGGCCGCTGTACGTCAGTCTGGGCCGGTAGTAGCTGAGGGCATCGGAAATATGTTCGTCCAAAGGGTTTCAGAGATCCAGAATGATTGATGCGTATACAATCGGTATCACTCTCGCTCTCGACAACGGAGTATCGGAAGGATTAAAGATCATCCGCCGCGACCTTATCGGATTGAATGATGTTGTCGAGGACAGCAGCGCGGGCCTGAAGCTCTTGACGCGCACCGCCGCCGGGTTGCAGATCCGTCCCAGCATTACGCATTCGACTAACAGCGGCTCAACCGCGCCGGTGTGCAGGCATAGTGACGAGGCCAACTCTGTCCCCTCAGGTTCTTCCTCCTTAGACCCCGGTGTATTTGCCCCGAGCCAATCGGATCCATTTGTCGCGGCCAACGCTCTTCTATCCATACTGTTTCCGACGGTATTCAAGTCCATCGAGGATGTTGGGGCGATCCCCACAACTCGTCTCGGTACGACATCGGAAAGGTCTCACTCATCTGTGCCTGATTTGCCGAGCACCAAACCAGCAGTTAGTCACGAGTGGAATCATGGTATGACAAACAATGAATTCACTCCAGCCCTCTTTTCACTGCAAATGCCTCTTTTTACGTCAGATCCTGCAGTACCCGCAGATGGATCAGCCGATCGCTTTCCTTTCAGTTCAACCGCACTACCGCTACCTCGCGGCACAAATAGAGTTTCGGGTCGGCCGCTGCCCGAGCAGCCCGCCATTGCAGTGTCTCTAGCTTACGAAGGCTCCCCCCCGCACTCTAGGCATCGGCGATCCGTTGGACCGCAAATGGATCACCCGCATGCCTCCCATACAGCCTCGCACGAGGTGACAGCCTGGACGCACCCTCCGAGCGTCGATCCGACGTTTCCGTCGGCGACCCCACCGCCGGCTTTATCGCCATCAAGTGTGTCGCAGGGGGACGTTTACGTCGATGGCTCGCGGCTCGGACGATGGATGACCACCCATCTAGCCAAGGCAGCCGAGCTGCCTCGGGCAGCTACCACTGGGTTCGACCCTCGTATGACCCCCACCTGGCCCGGAGCGCCGGTGAGCGCCTGAATGTCTGTCCGGGAACAAGTTGAATCTCTAGAATCAGTTGGCGTGCGGACCGTGAACCCGTTGAATCTCTTGTGATTCTCTGCCCGACACTGATTCGCGAGGTGCCGGATGTGGACGCCAGAGAACCGCCGCCGCTACGACCGTAGTGGGCTACGCTATGAGAGTGATCTGACCAACGATGAATGGGCCGAAGTCGCGCCACTGATCCCTCCCGCCAAACCGGGCGGCAACAAGCGTTCGGTGGACATCCGCGAGGTGGTGAACGGCTTGATGTACATCCTCAGCACTGGATGCCAGTGGCGAGCGATCCCGAAGGACCTCGCACCACGGTGTATGATTACATGGGCCGCTGGAACTGGGACGGGACACTCGAACGGATCCACCATGCGCTCTACGTGAAGTGTCGAGAACAGGCTTTGCGAGACGTCAGCCCGACGGCGGCGGTAATAGACAGCCAGAGCGTCAAAAGCGCCGAAAAAGGCGGGCCAATATCGATCCGCACGGCTACGATGCGGGCAAGAAGATAAAGGGGAAAAAGCGACATATCCTGGTCGACACGCAGGGACTGCTGTTGCACGCCATTGTGCACGCCGCCGACATCCAGGATCGCGACGGCGGTGCCATACTGATGGCAGCCCTGTTTGGGCCTACCCCTTTCTGTTGAAGCTCTACGCCGACGCTGGCTATCAGGGGCAGCAATTCCGCAACGCGCTGAAGGCAATTCTTGCCCAAATCGAGGTGGACATCGTCAAACGTTCCGATCAGCTCAAAGGTTTCGTGGTCCTACCTAAACGCTGGGTGGTCGAACGAACGCTCGCGTGGCTCAACCGGTGCCGGCGCCTAGCAAAGGATTGGGAGAATCTCAACCACAAGGCGCGTGCATTCCTGCTCCTCGCCTCCATCCGACTGATAGTCAGAAGGCTTTGCCAAGTCGCATAATGTTTCCGGACAGACTCTTAGAGGAGAGTTAGCCTAGTGCCGAAGGTCACATTACTGCTGGGTCCTATTGCGTTTCATGACTTCGAAGTCCCCGCAAGCATCAATATTGGCGGAGCCCAGCGCCTAGCAATTCATCGCCTGCCGGGCGGGACGCGTGTGATTGATGCGTTGGGTCGTGATGATTCGGATATCTCGTTCTCTGGGACTTTCTCCGGCCCTAATGCTTCCGAGCGCGCCCGCTCGATCGATGAAATGCGGGTGGCGGGTGCTCCTATACCCCTCACGTGGGATGCATTCGGTTATTCCGTAGTCATTAATAAGTTTGAGGCAAGTTATCGGTCCGGTTGGTGGATTCCATATCGCCTGTCTTGTACGGTGGTGTGTGATGACGCGAACGGCACAATAGCGCCGGCGACGTCATTGGAGAGTGACGCGCTTTCCGACGTCACAACCGCGTGCAGGTTCGCCACAGCTGCAGGGCTCGAGCTAACGGAAGCGCAGAGCGCCGCTGCCATGCCCGACGCGGTCGTTAAGGGAACAGCTACGTATGCGTCGGCACTTATCGCCCTTGCGAGCGCTGACGCCATCATAGAGACCGGCATATCGCTAGCCGAAGCTTGCCTAGAAACTGCTTCGTGGTCTCCCGACAACCTGGGGCCAACCGCGGCCGCCGCCTTGAATGGAATGGTGTCTGCGGCTCAGCAGATCAGCGCGCTAATTGTTGCACAGGCTTATATAGGGCGTGCGACGATCAATGCTATTAATGCGAGTACCTGACTGTGCACACGATCACCATAACGGGTGGAAATCTGTTTCAGATAGCCGCGTCCGAACTCGGTGACGCTACTCAGTGGATTCGGATAGCGCAGCTAAACAATATAACGGATCCAATGCTGATCGGCGTAGTGACGCTTACGCTCCCCGACATCGACCAGAACGCGGGAGGAGGCATTGCCCCCCAATAAGACGCCGTGGGCGCAACGTTTTCCTCTCGCGCAAATCGTAACCAACGGCCGATCGCTTCCCGGACTTATAGAAATCGAGGTCACGTCCAATAGCCACTTTTCAGCGGACACGTTTTCGGCGTCCCTTGCACTGAATGCCGGCGCGCCGTACGGAAGCACCTTTTGGTCTTCCAAACAAACGATAGGGGTGGAAGTTCTATTTAGTCTAGACGCCTTGTCTTTTGTTACCATGTTTATTGGCATTGTTGATACGGTTTCTATTGACGTTTTCAAAGGCCTAGTTCACATTACCGGGCGTGATTTGTCTGCACAGTTGATCGAAGCCCACACTGAAGAGACATTTTCTAATCAAACATCTAGTGATATCGCCTCATTACTTGCAAGCCGGCACGGACTTACCGCCAATGTGGTACAAACCACGACGCCAGTTGGCAGATACTACCAGGATGGGCACGATCGCCTAACACTTGGTCAGTTCGCTCGGTCGACGACCGAATGGGATTTGTTAGTGTTCTTGGCATTGCAAGAGAGTTTCGACATTTCGGTCACGGGCACAACGCTTAATTTCGTCCCATCAAATAACGCGACAAGAATTACGTACCTTGTTACACCAGACAATTGTCTTGACATTAAACTTAGTCGGCATTTAACTTTGGCACGAAGCATCGAGGTGACTGTCAAGAGTTGGAACTCGCGCCTGAAAAGCGGATTTTCCCAAACAGTGACAGGCGTGGGCAATGCGGATCCCAGTATAGGTGGGATATCTAACCCACAGCGATATCTGTTTGTGCGTCCCAATCTAACAGCAAACCAGGCATTGAATTTCGCTCAACAAAAACTAAACAACCTTACCATGCATGAGCGGGTCGTCGAGTTCGTCGTACCAGGTGATCTTTCCACAACGGCTATTGGCCAATTAGTGTTGACAGGCACCAACACTGAGTTCGACCAGGCGTATTATATCGATCTCGTTGAACGCCGCCTTAATCTGAATGAAGGATTTATACAGCAGATAAGGGCAAAAAGCAGCAGCCCACGGACAACGTCGACCAATTGAATTGATACCGCCGGAGTGATTACGAGTCGGACGATGGAACGCATCTTGAACATCATCAAAGCGCACGCGGAGTCGCTGGATTGCGCAACCGGTCAACCGCGGTTTGGTGTCGTGACCTCCGTGGATACCAATTCGGGATGTGCGCGGGTAACTCTCGAGCCCGAGGGAGTTCTGAGCGGTTGGTTGCCGGTTTTATCCCCCTGGGCAGGGGCCGGTTGGGGGCTTGTCTGCCCGCCATCTCCTGGTGATCAGGTAATGGTGCTGGCGCAGGAGGGAGATGCCGAGCAAGGGGTGATTATTGGCGCTGCGTTCAGTACCGCTCAATTGCCTCCAGCAGCCCCAGTCGGGGAGTTCTGGCTTCTGCATAGTTCCGGCAGCTTCATCAAACTTCAGAATGACGGGACCATTCGCATGAACGGTGATCTTTATGTAAACGGCGATGTCTACGACAGCCACGGGCCGCTTTCCGGCCTTCGCGCGCATTACGACAAACACACCCATATCGACTCGCGCGGCGGGACAACGTCAATTTCCAACGAGCAGGACTAAGCCGCGTGAACGACATCCTCCACATCTGGGCATCTGATCTAGCCACAAATGCGACGGGAGATCTTGCGGTAGTAATGGGGACCACTTTGGGTCAACAAAGAGTGCTTCGTCGGCTGCTCACAAACCGAGGGGATTACATCTGGCACACCAATTATGGGGCCGGCCTGGGAGGTTTCGTTGGTAGTCCGGCAAACGAGACGCAGATCATGGCGATAATTCGGAGCCAAATATTCCTTGAGCCTGCCGTCGCGCAGACGCCCGCGCCGGTCATCAATGTGCAGATATCACCGGCGGACGCCTTGTCGGCTGTATACGTAGATATTCGGTATAACGATTCATCGAGCGGTCAGACCCAAATGTTGACGTTTTCGGTAAGCGCCTGATCATGCAACTGTCGCTACAGACGTTCACTTCCTTGATCCAAAATATGGCCGCAGCGGTGCAATCCGCGGCAACGCAGTTATTGGACCTCACAGTTGGCTCCACATTGCGCGCAATTCTGGAAGCCAACGCATCCGTGGCGCTGTGGATGCAGTGGTTGATCCTTCAGGTCCTCCAAATGACTAGGGCGGCTACAAGTGTCGGGGCAGATCTT